TGTCTGTGAAGCAGTAGCAGTGTAGGTATGTTTTTGTCTAACTCCGTTGGAAGGAGATACTCCTATGTATGCCATTAATTACTCCTAGATTATGCTACTAGCATCATCACGTTGTTTACGTGTTTGATAGTCACTTCTTGCTGTTACAAGTGCAACAAAGTCTGCTTGATTAGATGGTATTGGGTCTGTGAAGCTACTGTCGTTCATTAACTTTGTAGTCCACTCTTGTTGAAATCTTTTCCAACAGTTGTTTATTTTACCATTGATTGCACCATCCAACCACTCGTCTATACCTGCATTGTCTGTGTCGTTATACAAATCATTAGATAAAATCTTTTGTTGTAAGTCTGTTAGTGTTATTGTCTTTGTGTGATTTGCCATTTTTATCTCCTTTATGATTGAGTTGTTTCACTCTTGGCTAACAGGCTAAGAAGCCTGAAAATGCAGATGCTGTTTCAACATCCATTTGTGCTGAACCACTATTAGGAACAATAATTTGAACAAAAGCAGTATCTCCAGCATCCATGTCAGCTAAAACTACAATACTTACCCCTGCTCCGTTTGAATTATCTCCTGCTTTGTCATCATTATCCCAATACTGGTCGTAATTTCTATTACTTGTCTTTAAATTAATATAGTAATAGTCTGTGGCAGAATCCATTTGTTGAATTAATAATTGCACATTAAGTTGATACAATCCTTCAATGGGTGCAGTAAAAGTGCTAGATGCAAAATCAGCACCTCTATCAAAAACTTCAGTCCCAAATGCTATTGTGTGGGTTGTATTGATAGCAAGATTAGATTGACGACTTGAAGGTCTAGCTAAAAAAGAAGGTTGATATGGCATAGTTACATGACCATTGACATCAATTGCCATACGTTCTGTGCTGTTTGTATTAAAAACTAATGGGTGATTTGTATAAGTACCAATATTAGCTTGAACACCCTGTGGTAAAATTCTAATCTCACTTCCACTTGTTCTTTTAAATGAACCAGAGGCAGAGGTATCTGTTGCACTTTGCACTGAAATACCATAACTAGGACTACTAGTACCAATACCAACATTGCCACTGCTGTCTATTCTCATGCGTTCTGCAGCATTACCACCTGAAGGTGCGGTATAAAACTTTAGGTCAGCACCTTGTGTCCCAACATTTGTAGATTGAATTGATGCACGATTGTAGGTTGGCGTACCAAAAATAAGATTCTGACTTAAACCTGCTGTTTCAGCAGTACCGCTAATTCTAATAGTAGGTGTTCCATCTGCAACGTGAAGTCTATAACCTGCAGGACTACTCGTACCAATCCCAACATTACCACTGCTGTCTATTCTCATGCGTTCTGTGTTAGAATCGCCTACAAATTTTAAGGAAGAAGCATCTATCTGACCACCAAAATTTGCTACACCAGACAACGACATTGACGAATTATTTTCAACAAGAATAATACCTTTTTGACTACTGGAATGATGTATCCGTAGCATTCTATCTCCAATAGCTGTATCGCCAGTACCAATACCAACACGACCACTGCTGTCTATACGCATAGCTTCTGTTGTTCCATTACCAAACGCCAACGGAGCGTCTTGACCCTGACCATCAATACTAAAAATAGTAGTAACCCTAGATGAAGCCGTAGCACCATAAACACTATTGATGTTAATACCACCTGCTTGAGTGCTATCAGCGGCGGCAATACGCATAACATTTTCATTGCCATTGCTAGACAGGCTACCATTTACATCTAGTGCATGAGCAGGACTCACAGTACCCACACCAACCCTATTGTTAGCTGAGTCTACATAAAGTGTGCTTGTATCTACTGTCAAGTCACCACTAAACGTACCTGTAGTTGTGTCAACAGCAGTTGCAATTATATCGGCAGGTTTTTTTCCTACGTATGGCATATTATGTTATCTCCATTATACTCAATGTACCTGATACTTTATCTGCTACGGAACAGTCTATTGTTATTTGGTCAGTAGTCTCTAGTACAACCTTGTTACCTGACATCAGTTCTAAAGCACCACCAACAGGTATAGGTGCATTTTTAACTATAACACTCGTTCCGTTGGCTGTGTTGTTTGTAACTGCTCTGTTTGCCGTGTCACTAACTAAGTTTACTGTCGCTGTGACTTGAGCAGTGTGTATGTTTGAGAGTACTAGTCCAAGCACGATTGCTGTCACACCTGAACCTGCTGTATACATAACGTATGGAGTTCCTGCTGATGCAGGTTCTGCAGCGAAGTTTACAACTTTAAATGTATTTGCCATTTCTTTTTCCTTTTATATAATTATACTCGGTAATGCCTTATTTGTCAAGTAAAATCTGCATTAACCCAAAGCTATAGCCAAGGCTGTGGCTTCGTCAGCCGCTGAAGCTGTCGTAGCTACTGTACCTGCTACACTTGGTAATGTTAACGTAACGTCTGCTGTAGATGAAGGTCCTATAAGTGTTACTTTATTTGTACCATTATCACTATCTTCAAAGAACTCTATAAATCCTGATGATGTTGCACCATTCTTTAACTGCAATCCTGTGTTTACTACAGGTGTAGTTATTGTTGGTGTAGTCAAAGTCTTGTTAGTTAGTGTCTTTGTTGTAGCAGATAGGTAAGTATCAAAGGTGTCAAGAGAAGTCTGTCTCATTGTACCATTGTCATTAGTTACTATACCATCTCCACCTGCGACTGCTGTAGTGCCTACAGATGTATCTCCATCTACAATGTTTAATTCTGTTGCTGTTGATGTAACACCATCTAAGATGTTTAGTTCAGCAGGGGTAGATGTGATTGCTGTATTACTTGCCGCAGCTAATACAGGTATTGTACCTGATACGTTTGGTAAGTTAATTGTTCTGTCTGCTGTTGGGTCTACAATACTAAGTGTAGTCTCATGGTCATCAGCAGTAGCACCTTCAAATACAATAGCATTGGCTGCGTTCATTGTAACTGTGTCTACAGTAGTTGTTGTACCTGCTACAGTTAATTTAGGTACAAGTAGCTCACCTGTGCTTGGGTTATATCTTAATGCTCCTGTATCGTCTAACAAACCATTTGATTCGTCATGGAATACTATAGGAAAGTTTGTATTTGCTGTACTGTCTGTAACTGTTGTTGTCGCTGATAATGTAGCATTTGCTACTGTTGTACCTGCTATAACACTTGATAGGGCAGTACCATTGACTGTAATTGCATCAGCTTCTAGTGTTCCATCTATATCTGCATCACCACTTATGTCAAGAGATGTAGCTTCTATCTCACCACTTGCTTTAAATGTTACGTTGTCACCACCTGATACTTCAAAGATAATCTCATTGTCAGTAGTAAATTTTATTAGGTTGTCATCATCTCTACCAATAGCAAGGCTTGTGTTCTTTATAGATGTTATACCTGTCTGAGCAGCATCCACAGAGAAGTCAATGTTATCATTACTTGTATCATAAGTTACTGTAATACCACTTTCAGTATTACTTGATATCATATTTGTACCGACAGTATCTCTGATAAAAGTACTTAGTGCTACACCTGCAACTGTGATTGCATCTGCTTCAAGCGTGCCGTCAATGTCTGCATCACCTGATATGTCAAGAGACACTGCATCAACTTCACCCGCTACAGTTAAGACACCACTTGTCAGTGTCATTAGATCTGTATCATCTGTGTGACCGATAGTTGTTCCGTTTATAACAACATCATCTATATCTAAAGAACCACCTGTAATTAGCCCAGTGGTTGTTATTGTGGATGAGCCCGTATCAATAGTACCAAATCCACTTGTAATGCTACCAGAGTTTAGCGCACCAACTGTTGTAGCTGCTGTAGTTACAAGGTTAGGCATTGCAGTTATTTCGTCATCAAAGTAGGCAGATAAGTCAGTGACTGCTACTTGCTTCATTGTACCACCATCATTTAGTACAACTCTGTCTGCATCTGCTACTGTTGTTGATGTAGCACTTGTATCGCCATCTAGTATATTTACTTCTGCTGCAGTAGAAGTTATAGCTGTACCATTAAAATTTATACCATCTAAATAAGCTACACCGTCAATGTATATATCTTTCCATTCTTTTGAAGAACTACCTAAGTCATAAGTTCCGTCATCATCAGGTATAATGTTAGAATCTACCTCACCACCAAATACAACGTTATCTGTGTCTGCGTCACCAAGAGTTATCGTACCACCGTTAAAAGTAGTTGTACCTGTTACTGTGGCATTGCCAGCTACGGTTAGATTACCTCCGACATTTAAGTTTCCTGTTACGTTATTTAAAGACTCTAGTACATTTGTGCCATCACAATATACAAATCCAGTTGTTCCGTTCGGTATAGCAACCCCAGTTCCTGAAGCTGTCTTTACTGTAACTGCCTGTCCAGTTGCGTTTTTTACAATATAAACTTTACTAGCGGCGGGGCATATTAGTGTAGCAGCTCCACTTAAATCAGAGGTCGTATCTGTTAAATTTAATATGGCTGCTCGTGATTCGGAAGTTGAGCCATCTGCTGTAGACAATGTTGCAGAGTTAGTGCTCCAAGTGTTTATAGTCTTTAAGCCAGCAACAGCTTCTTCTATCATAGAAGTTACTTGGTTGTTTAATGTATCACCCCAAGTACCTGTCAATTCTCCTTGCGTGGGTAACGCTAATTTTAAAGATGTAGTATACGCTGTAGCCATTTATAAAACCTCACGATTGGTTAAATTATTACACGAACAAGTTAATATATGCAAGAACTTCATTCTAACTCCATCATAAAACACGTATTATAGCGTTGTTAGCATCAGCCGTAGGAAATGATATCACAAAGTCTGCTGAACTAGTTTGTTTATCTTCTCCGAAATCAATTACTGCTACTGCAGGGTTACCTGTGGCACTCTTATAAATCAAAGCTCCTCGAGCTGTAATAGAAGAAGAACTCCAAGTAGTATCCGAGAAATCTAAAAAAGCTGTTGTCCCTGACAATGCAGGGTTTGCTGCAATCGTTAAAGTGTTGCCCCCCGCTGTATAACCTGTACCTGATACTTCATCAGTTGTGCTGTACGCTGTAGTTGCTGCACTTAAAGTTGCTGAAGAAGTGTATAAAGCAATCTTAAATGTTTGAGACGTGTCACTACTAAAGTCCATCTCTCCATTTAACAGAGCTGTCTTAAATGATGAACACATAGCCTGTGTGATTGCCATCTATTTCTCCTAACCTACATTCGTCTTAAACTGCCCAGAACGATAATAGTCTTGTCTAAGCTTACCATCTCCAGCTTGTTTAAGTAATGTTATAGCTTGCAAGTAGTGTTTGTCATATAAAGCTATCATATCAGCTTCACCTTTTTGAAACCTAATTGCTTCAAGTAATGTACCATTTAATAATGCTGTGTCAAAGTTATCTCCAAGGTATGTACTGCCTGCAGACACAATAGATGTAGGATACTTAGCATATATATGTTCTATCTCATAATTTTGATCTGGGGTTGGAGCTAACATTAATTTTACATTAGAACCTGAAGTACTGTGAAAAGCATAAAATTTAGGTAACCCGTACTTTGCGCTTGTATTTACAGGAAAGGCTTCCCTTAAAAAATTTACATCCTTGTTTAGCAGGTAAGTTGTAGTGCTACTACTTATAACAGCTATGCTGTATGTATATAGATATCCATCTGGCACAGTGTAAAGTTTATTTGTGGCTGTGAGAGGTCCACTATCCGTGTTACGCATTGCTGGTAGCTCTACAGAATTAAGTATCTTCTGTTCTGCCTGCTGTGCAAATAGTGCGTGCTGATCTGCTGTAAACGTCTGTTCACATACTTCTTCTACATTTGCTTTCAAACTTGTATAATTCATAATCTAATCAGCCTTAAAAAAGAATCCTTTGGTAGCTGCACCTGCGCCCCTAGCTTTTATTTTACCTCCAGCACTAAAGCCCATTTTCTTAACTACTTCTGGTGCTTCTTTCTTTAAAGCTGTGAGTCCTGGGTTTAATTTCTTTGCTCCAGGACTGCTAATTTGTTTGCCCATATCAGATCTATTCATATTTCTCTCCTTATGAAGTGGTTACTGTTACTTGCCCCACGGCTGTAGATGCAGCGAAGCTTAATTTGTTAAACTCAGAACCTGAATATATTAACGCTCTGCTAGACGCATAACCAGCAAAATCAGGTCTCGGATCACGTATAGCTTGGGGATCATGTACAGGGAACATACCTTGTCTATTCTGGGGATGGTCAGGACCCCAACATTCTATACATGCTTTTAAGTTAGTATTGTTACCTCTTACTATTAAATCACGTAGCTCTCTTAGTTTATATCTAAACCCGCATATATCACATTCGGCTAATGCTTTGTTGTTAGTTGCAAACCTATTTGACATAGTTAAATCCTATTAACCCTAGGAACAAAATGTTCCGACGTTTTCTCTCTATCTTCTCCAGCAGCTAAGTTATACTGCTCATCATATGCTGCTTTTAACATAGTAATTCTATCTGCTAGTTCAGGCACCTTCATAGCTATATGATACGCTAGTCCTGCTACTAGACAAGGTAAAAAGCGAAAAGACATATCTGCAGTTTCTACACCGCTACCTGCATCTTCTATTCTTCTCATTCTATAATAGACAAACGTGTAACTGGTATCAGGTACAGGCCAGAGGTTTATCCTAGGGGCTGCAGCTAAACGTTCAACCCATACCTGAATTGGTCTACCCCTTGTTAGCTTGTTAGGTATTGATGCGTATGTACTCACACCTATACGGCTTATGGTAAGATCAGATTGTGTAGTGGTATTGCCTGCATTTGTACGTATAACATGATCGAGAAGATCTATAGTATCTGCAGGAAGAGTATATTGAGACGTACCAGCTGACACAGCTTGTGTGCCTTCTTCTATAGTCCACATGTTAATACCACGATTCTGCCACTCAATAGTCATTAGATTCATGGACCTGCGAGCAGTTCTTAAATCATAACCTGAACGCATTTCTCTACCTGCACGTTCCCAAGCCTCTTCAGCTATCTCCGTGAAGTCCATATCAAATGCGGTTGTGCCTGATGTAGCCATTATTTATCTCTTTCCCATTTACGAGAAGCGTCTATAACTTTTCGTCTTTCGTGCAATCTTAGTTGGCTGTTTAGCCACTTGTTTTCCTCGTTTAGTTGCTTTGCGCTTCTTAGCCGTAGTGGCGGCGTATTCTTTACTAGATAGAGCTTTAATTGCTTTCTCAGGTAAATAACGCTCGCCTGTTGCTTTTGGCCCTTGTGTACTAGGTTTACCACTTTTGGTTCGCCATTTCTGTTTACCCCATGCCTTTAAGCTCCTTTGCGACTTCTTTAACGCCATTAACCCTTATAACCTCCACCAGCTTTCTTGTAAGCTTTAGCCATCATCTGAGCCTTACGTGCAGACCACTGACCAGGAGCTCCACCTTTACCACCAGCTTTTATTCTATTAAAGATACGTTTACGTAAAGATGGCTTAGTGTAATTGCCAGCTTCGTTGACTCTACTTTTGCTTTTCTTTTTTACAGAGCCACCCGCTTTATAATAAGATCGCATTTAAGCACCTATATGTATCTAGTTGGACGTACGCCTTGCTTGACAATACCGCCACCTCTATACTTTATTTTAGTCATGCCACCACCCATCATTTTCTTTTTAGGTTTTAACATACCACCACCCATCATTTTCTTTGGGTTATTACGTCTAGCTTCAAAGGCTTTGTCACTCATCTCTGGACCTTTTTTATCTCTACGAGTCTTACCTTGCATCATATTCATGTAATCTCTTAAAGATAAACCAGACTTTTCTAACTGTTCCTTAGTAACAATAGGACCTTTTTTAGCTTTACTTTTAACTGAATCAGGTTTTGGTTTAGGCATGCCTGTCATAGCAGGTTTCTTAGCGTCGCTTGCTATCTTATTCATTTTAAGTGTATTCTTCGTAGGTATAACTTTAGGGTCTCTATTACCACCCCTCATATCTTTGTTACCTACTGCCTTCTTTGGTTTTTTCGCAAAGTCGGTTACACCTAACACACTCTTTGTATTTGTTTTGTTAGTACCTATTTCACTCATTAGTTTAGCTTTCTTTTTCTCTGCAGCTAAACGTGCAGGAGATTTACCACCAGACTTATTGGCAGTATCAGTACCTTTTGGTTGTTTTAAACTTTTGTTTAATCTTTTCTTATATTCTTCTATTGAACCGCCCATCATTTCCATTTTATTCTCCTAACATTTCCATCGCTTACGTGCTTGACGCAAACGGCTATTTGGGTTTTTTGCAGCTTTTGGGAACTGCTTCATTTGTCCTGCACTACGTGCACAATAAGACTTACGTCTCTTCGCAGCTTTACTACCAGCTTTGACTTTGCCAGTAACAGCGGTTTTTAGTTTAGATCCAGGGTTGTCTCTACGATACTTGGCGACACCTTTTTTGGTCATACCAGCACCAGACTTAGTAGGACGTTTTTGTCCTCCGCTGATGGTATGACCTTTCATTGTGCCTTTTGTAGCCATATTTACCTCTACGCGTAGAAGATTGTAATGTTATCTGCAGTATCTACAGTATACTTTACACAAGCACCATTTTCAAACAAAACACCCTCAGACGGTATTGTAAAGTCATTAGTTGTATTTGCTGTTCCAATAGTTCTTGATTTAAACAACGTAGTGCCACTTTCGGGTGTGCCATTTATAAACTCGACATCACCTGCTGTACCACCTGACACCACGGACATACCTTTTAATCTTACTCTATTAGAACTTTCTACTGCTTGAGCACACAATGTTCCTGATCCAACTTTTATGTTCGCTGCATATTGTGCTGAACATTCAACTGCGGTAACAGTTAAAAATAAACTTGTACCTGCTATTGCTTCTGCTGATCCAGTTGATGTTATAACTTCAGTCAAAGCATTACCAAAAACATCTGTACCAGTAATAGTACAAGTCTTTTCGTTATCACCTGTGCCTGTAGTTGTAACTGTAACATTTCTAGCTGCACCACCAGCAAACGTTGTGTTTGCCATCGTTGCGGAAGTGTTTGGTCTTGCTGCAGTTACTAATCTATCATCGTCTGCAGCATTCTCATCACTGATGGTCAGAGCTCGTACATCTGATAAACCTGCCATAATTTAGCCTCCAAATTACCCGTTGTTATAGTCGAAAGCCGCACCATGAATCTTGATGAGAATTTTACCTGCTGTATAAGCAGCCTCTGTTGCATCACCACAAGTTAGATACAGATATTTCTTAGTTAAAGCTGCAAGAGTTGATCCTCCATCAGCTTCATCATAAAAACCTAATGTTAAATCACCGTTGTTAAATAACACAGTTCCGCTAGTTACTGCAGCATTTTCTGCTGTTGTGCCTGTTGCAGAACAAACTAAATTAATATCGGGGTCTCCACCTGTAGGAACTTCAAGACAGGCAAACT